GAGTAGCGGGGCGCCCTCGGGTGCAGCTTCGGGTGCAGGGGGTGCCTCCGCCGGTCGCGGTTCGGGACGCCCAAGCCGCCGCTGCGCTTGCTCAAGCTCAAGGGCAAACAAGTCAGGCTGCTCGAAGGCTTCTACGTCGCCACGCTCCGCGGCCTCAAGCCCAAGGCGTTCACGGGCAGCGGCCTGCGCCCGCTGTTCTTCTTCCGGCACCGTGCGTAGCGCGGCTTCGAACTCTTCCTGCTCGCGAGCAGCGCCCGCAAGGCGGCGGGCCTCAAATACCTCGGGGCGGGGGGTTTCCCCGGTGACGCGTTCTTTTTGCCGCCGCAGGTACTCTTCTGCGCGCTGGCGCTCTAGCTCCGCTTGCTGCTGCTCTACCGTAAGCGCAGTGCCTTCGGGCGTAACACGTACATCGGGCGGCGGCAGTGCTTGCGGCGTTGGTGCAGGGAGCCCAAGCGGCGGCGCGGGAAGCGCCAGCGGCGGAGCGGGTAGTGCGAGGCGTTCCTCTTCGGGAGCGGGGAGCGCAAGGGGTTCGGGGGCACCCGCCGCGCGCGACCGCGGTAGCGCAAGGTCCATGAGACCCTGAACAAAGGCGCCGACACCAGCACCGTATCCGAACGCCTCACCTGTATTAGTGAACACACCCTGTTCAGGATCGTAAACACCACGCGCGATAAGATTTTGTCCGATGTTTGTCGCGGCTTCCTGCAGGCCCTCTACACCGCCCTGTGCGGCGGCACGCTTCAGGCGGTCGACAATCTCTCCAGTGGTGCGTCGCCCCAAGACCTTCTGCAGGCGGAAGATCGGAATCATCTCCGTCGCGCCGAGCGGTGCGCCGAGCAGCGCAGCGATACCGCGCTCTTCTTCGGTGGCCCCCGCTGCACGGGCACGTTCGCTGGCCTCCCCGGCTCCCGCCGCAACGGCTGCACCGCCTGCGACAACAGGGCCCACACCGGGGATGAGGCTAGCCAGACCAAGCGCGCCGAAAGAACCGAGGGCCTCGCTGAACTTGCGAGGGATAGACTCTTCGAGTCCTACGTCTGGTGCGAGGTACTCTTCGATACCCCGCGTGCCCCGCATGATGGCTTCACGCGCTGACGTCTCAGTCTCTTCGCCAAGCGGTGTGATTGCACCCAGCGCGGCTGTCTTACCGAGACCCACAGCACCCGCGGCAATACCCTTGGGAATCTCACCGAGATAGTCGAGGAAGCCGGGCTCCTCTGGCCTCGGGGCGTACCGTTCTTGGGCTGCAGCAAGTTCTTCGTCGATCTGCCGCTGACGCTCCGCGCGGCGCGCTTCCATGCGCGCACGCGGGCTACTCTGCTGTGCAGCGAGCCGGAGAAGCTCTTCGGGGGACGTGTTGGGCGGAGCTTCGACCTCTACGCGCGATCCATCTCGCAGCGTCAGCGTATAGATGCCCATCACTCTTCCCTGTATTCGATATCCGCGATGTCTTCCAAGGACGGCATCGGTGCGGAGAACTCACCGATTTCGGCAAGGCGCCCCTGCAGTCCTTCAAGCGCGTCGAGGACTCCCAGACGGTTCAGCACCGTCTGCACAGAGGCGTCTGCTTCAGCTTTACGGCGTGCGTATTCGGCCTCGGCGATAGCGCGGGCTTCCTCGTCGCGGGCACCCGTGATCTGCATGGCCAGCATGTCGAGACCGGCAGCACTATACATGCGCTCTGTGATGTCATCAGTGATGCCTAGCATACGGTCCATACCTTGCGTAATCGCATCAAGGTCAGTCGTACGCTGCCGGGCCGCCGTAGCGGCGCGCTCTGCTTCAAGTTCTTTCTCTCGCAGGCCGAAGTCACGGTCGTCTCTGAGTTTCTCGTACTCAAGTTCACCACGCCGAATGGCGGCGTTGAGCTCGGTGGTCCGAAGCGTCGTGGCGGCGCTGACTGCGGCGCGCTGGTTGGCAGCAGCCTGCGCAAACATCTCTTGGCCCAGCTGGAGCCCAGCTTTGCCGAGATCGACGTCGACAACCATGCCGGCCTTGGCAAGGTCAAACTGATCCATAAGGCGCTTGCGGCGGGCAGACTTCTGGTCTGCACGGAGCGACATGGACGCACGACCCGCCGCACCAAGTGCACCGGCAGCAGTAGACTGGCCACCCGCACCGAGCAGGAACGCCTTGAGTTGATCGCGCCGCTCTTCAGCCGGATCATATTGCGCTTCGTCGAGCGCGGCGAGGCGCTGCTCCATTTCGGCGAACTTCGCGGCCTTCTCACCACGCCCGAGATACTCGTCTGCGGTAGCAAACCCGCGGCGCATGGCGGCTTCAGGACCACCAAGGCCAAGACTTGCGATACCGCCACCGCCAGCACCGCCACCAGCATCCGCGTCAGGCGCGGGAGGTTCAAGCGACTCCACCTCGGCCGCCGGAAGCTGCCCCGGTCCGCCGGGGGCCGGGCGCACAAAGTTCTGCTGCTCCGCCGGTATGTCAATGACCCCAAGGTCGACGATACCCCCTGCAGGGGGCTCAGGCTGTGGCGGTGTAGGCATCGGCTTAGGGCCCGCACCTTCCGGACCGAACTGCGTGATGGTGCCGGGCTGATAGTCTTCTGGCACCCCGGCGGGGCGCCCGACATCGGACATGTCGTCTACGAGGAGCATCTCCAGCTGCTCGCGGCTCATGGTAGGCAGGTCGCGGAGGATTTCTTGTGCACGAGCGCGCTCCTCGTCGGTCTGCCGACGGAACGCTCCTAGCGGCGACGCCTTGGTACCGTACTTCATTTGCACGCGCTGACGCAGGCGCTGCAGGTCGAAGTCTTCGCCGATCTGACTTGTGGTCCGGCCTAGCCACCGCCCGAACGGAGTCGCGGCTTCTACCTGCCCGCCCGGTTGAAACGCGACGATGCCCCCACCGGCCATTCTCGGCACAGGTTGGGGCGCTGCTTGCGGGCGCTGGAGCAGCGCACCGATACCCCCCTGCGCTACCTGCTGCAGGTTCTTCTGCTGCTGCGCTTGGCGCTGCTGCATGATGCCTTGAGTTTGCTGTGCGAGCTCCTGCTTGGTGAGCCCGAGCACCTCCTGCTCACGCTGTTGCGCCACCGTTTGCGGCTGCTGTTGCATCTGCATCTGCATTTGCCGTGCAGCGGCTTCCTTCTCAGACTTGAGCTTCTGCAAAGCAAGCAGGTCCAGCAGCTGCTGGTTCTGCTGGTACCGCTGCATCAACGCTTGCGGGTTGCCCCGATACGCATCGACTTTCTGCTGAATCTGCTGGTCGAGACCACCGTTCATGGCGTCACCTTACGTAGCGGGCGTAGTGCTGGGGAACAGCAGGTCGTAGAGTTCTTGTATACCCCCAGAGGCGCTCAGCACCTGCGATAATTGACTGGGCTGCATGTAAGAGTACGACTGCGCAGCAATCGGAAGCCCCTGCAGCAGCGACTGCATATACTGCACCTGCTTGTACGGGAAGTCCCGCTCTTCCTCGAACTGCGCCCGCTCAGCAGAGATACCTGCCTGCTCGATTTCGCGCTCGCGCGCACCAAGCTCAGCCTGTTTGGTCAGAGCAGCAAGGCCGTAGACATTGGCGGCTTCTTGCGCGGCACGCTGCCGATCCTGCTCGGTGTTGAACTGCTGCATGGCTTGGTTGTACGCCTGTGCGTAGCCCGTGCCGGTAATGCCCGCGAGGTTCTGGAGCAGGTTGCGGTTGAGCTCCGACTCCATGACTGCCTGCCGAGAGCCCCCGTAGGCACCAGCCTGCGTAAGCCGGGACGCGTCCATGACGCGCTGAATCTGCGCTTGCCGCCGAGCCTCGTCGATCTGCGGCTGAAGCGCGGCCATCAGATAAGGGTTCATGTACTGTTGTGCGGATTCCGCAGTGAACGTCTGGGGCACAAACGCGCCCATCTGCTCTGTTGGGATCGTAAGCCCCGCGACACCTTGGAACGCCGACGTCTCCGCAGCCGACGGACCCGCTGTGAGCGGACCGGTGTAGGCTTGATACGGTTGGTCAGCCATAGCCCAACCACGCCCGAGCATGTCGGTAACGTAGGGGCCGGCCCAGTTGGAGAGGGAAGACTCGCTACCTGTGACCTCTCCGACGAGAGGGTCGGTCGTTGTGGTGCCCGTTGCGCCCGTGGTTCCGTTAGACATCGGCTACCTCACTTCGGCATGAGTTTGCGGGCGTTGATCTGGCGCCCCTGTTTCGGATTCCCCGTGCGAGCCTTCCGCACGTTGACCATCATCTCTTCTAGGCGTTTCGCACCGGCGTTGGAGTTACCGTTGCCAAGGTGGCTCACGACGTCCGCGGGTATGACGAACTCTCCGTCGCTGAGCCGAGCTTCCTGCTGTCCCTCGATGCTTGCACGCACCTTGTCTTCCATACCATCAGTGCCTCCGGCGAGATAGCGCCCGCCTCCGGCAAGTGTGGCGATGCCGCCCCCGGCGTAGCGGGGTCGGTAGCCCTCAAGCCCTTCGAGTATCGGCGGAGGGAGGTCCTCGATAACCCGCGCCGGGGCGCGCGATACGATGGGTGACACGTTACCCTGCGGTGCACGCTCGATAGGCGCTGCACGCATCTGTCTGGCCGGGTTGAGCTGCGTTAGAGACGCGATGCCCGCGGCTTCCTGAGAAGCCAGCGCGTTGGAGGCGTCCATGTCGCCGCCCTCCTGCGGGACATACTGCTGTGTAGTGAAGTAGCGCCGCCCCGCACTGCCGGGACGCACGTTGGGGTCGTACGGCACGTTAACCGCCTGCCGAGCCGCGGTGTATCGAGGGATGCCTCCCTGATAGCCGGTAGGCGGTGCCGACGCGTTGCCCGCACCCGATTGAGCAAGCGCGTAGCCCCCGCCAAGGCTGAGGAGAGTGCGACCCCAGTTGATGTTACCGCCGCTGGTGCTGCCACTCAGGAAGCCGGTAATGTCGTCCCACAAGCTCATCGTGACCCCCTGAGAAGTTCCAGCAAAGTATCATTCACAGCCTCTACTTGTCCACCCTTCGCGTAGGGGCTCGGGAACATCGCCGCCTGCTGAGGCGTAGCGAAGATGCTGCTGAAGTCGTAGATGTAGCGGAGCTGCAGCGGATCGGGCGTTTTCACATCTACCTTTTGCCCGTACAGGTCCTCCTGTTGCGCCAGCAGATTCCACAGCGCACCGACGTTGGCTTGCTGCTGGTTGGTCTGCAGCTGCGTCTGGATGTTCTGCTCAATCTGGCGCTGCGTATCAAGCTGCTGCTGATACTGCAGTTCTTGCTGCCGCCGGGTCTCCAGCTCCGCCTCAAGCTGCTGCTGGGTGTTGAGCGCCTGCTGGACTTGCGTCTGATACTGCTGCGCGTACAGCCCCGTGGGTGCAAATTTGGACTCCGCTGCGATTTGCACCGGTGTGCCCTGCTGAATCTGAAGCAGCGCGTCGAGGTCAGCCTGCGTGATCTGCTGGTCGCCGGTGACGTCATAGAGGAGTTGCTCGGGCGTGAACGAGGTGAGCGTCTCTTGCTGCGCGATCAGGTCCGCAACGAAGTCGATGTCGACGTCGGTAACTTCACCGACCGGCTTGCCGATGAGGTCGGCAATAGCCTGCATGTCCCCGCGGAGCGTGGTCTCGGTCTGGCTGAGCTGCGTCAGCAGGTCTTCTCGGGTAACCCCGATCTCGTCAAGCAGTGACTGCTCGGTCTGCCCCATACGTGTCAGCAGGTCTGCACGTGTCGTACCCAGATCGGCGGCTACGTCGTCGATAGCTTGCGATAGCGCCTCGTCGCGCTCGATACCCGCGGCCTCATAGGCGGCTGCTTGGTTGGCCAGTGCGGTGACAGCCTCGGTGAAGCCCGTGGTCAGCCGCTCTTCGGTGGCACCGATCTCTCCGAGCAGGGTCTGCTCAGTCACGCCGATCCGATCCAGCAGGTCTTCCCGCGTGGTGCCAACGTCGGCAGCAACCTCGTCGATGGCTGTCTGCAGTGCCTCGCCGCGGGCGATGCCCTCGGACTCCAGCTCGCGCACCCGGTTGAGGATCGACGCCTCGACCCCGCTGAGCTCCTCTTGCAGCTCTGTCTCTACCTCGCCCAGTCGGTCAAGGAGCGACTGCTCGGTCTCGCCGAGCTGCGACAGCAGCTCTTCGCGGGTCGCCCCGACGTCGCCTGCAACTTCGTCGATAGCGGTCTGCAACGCCTCGTCGCGCGCGACACCGGCGGCCTCCAGCTCCTGCACGCGGTCTAGGATCGACGCCTCAACGTCGCCGATCTGCTCCTCCAGCCCGCTCACTGCCTCTTCAAGCTTGGTTGTGAGAGACTGCTCAGTCTCGCCAAGACGGTCCAGCAGGTCCTCACGCGTCGTGCCGACGTCGGCGGCAACCTCATCCAGCGCAGTCTGCAGCGCCTCGTCGCGCGCGACACCGGCGGCCTCCAGCTCCTGCACCCGGTCGAGGATAGCTGTCTCGACATTACCGAGTTCGGCCGAGAGCGCATCGACCCTTGCGTTGAGCGACTCTGCCGTCTCGCCGATACGGGCGAGCAACGTGGCCTCGGTTGTCCCAAGCTCCGTAGCAAGATCGCTGACCGCAGCCTGAATAGCGTCGTCGCGGGACATGCCCGCAGCCTCGTTAGCCTGAATCTGGTCGAGCAGGCGGTCCTCGGATGCGGCGATCTCGTCGCGTATCTCGCCGGTAACCGCGTCGATGCGATACCCGAGGGACGCCATCTGTCCTTCGAGGTCTGCCTTGACAGCGGCAATCGCCTCCTGCACGCCGGGACCTGTGCCCATCTGGTCTGCGAGCTGGTCTAGCTGATAGACCAACGAGTTATAGCGTGCGGTGGGCAGGTACTCTTCAGCCCGTCCGGCCAGCTCGGTCTCAGCGTACTGCCCCACAAACTTGGCCAGATCGTCCGGTGACGGGCGCGACAGTCCGAGCGCCTCATAGGCTGCACGGACTTCATCCTCGCTGACATAGCGCGGGTCCACATAGGCGTCGATTTCGGCTTGGCGCGTCTGCTGGAACGAGGCGTCGTTAAGCTGCCCGGTGAACTGCGCAACCTCTTCGGGGGTCGGCTGATAGCCAATGGCAGACAAGAAGTCGCGCGCTTCATCCGCCGTAACCTGCCGGGGGTTGACGTACTCACCGATGGCTGCGCGCTGCTGTTCTTCGGAGGCAGATGCGACAAACTGCGCGATCTCCTGCGCAGTGGCCTGATACCCTGTCGCGGCCATGAACTGCGTGGCCTCTTCAAGCGTAGTAGCCAGCGGGTCGAACTCAGTGCGCGCTGCGGTGAGCCGTGTGGTCTCAAAGGCGGCGTCTTGGCTCTGACCGATATACGCCTGCGCCAGCGCGTCGGTGAAGGTCAGCCCTTCTTGCTGGGCGATGGCACGCACCTCGTCGAGCGTGACCTGCCGGGGGTTTACGTAGGCACCAAGCGCGCCGCGCTGCGCGGCCTCTTCGATCTGCCCGACAAACTGCGTGACTTCCTCGTCGGTGGGCTCATAGCCAAGCTCGCTAAAGAACTCCCGTGCTTCCGCGTCAGTGACCTGCCGGGGGTCGATATAAGTTTCAACGCGCCCCGGCGCAGTAGACTGAAAGTCTGCACCGCCTTGGCCAACAAACTGACGAACCTCAGCGTCGGTGGGCGTGTATTGCCGGTCAGTGAAGAACTTGCGGGCTTCGGCCTCGGTAACCTGCCGAGGATCGACGTAAGTCTGGACGCGACCCGGTGCGGTTTGTTCGAAGTCTGCACCGCCTTGGCCGACAAACTGACGCACCTCCGCGTCGGTGGGCGTGTAGCCGCGGTCAGCGAAGAACTTGCGGGCCTCAGCATCTGTAACCTGCCGGGGGTTGACGTAGTTACCTACGTTGGTGCCCGCTGTGGTTTGGAAGGTAGCACCGCCTTGACCGACGAAGTTCTTAACCTCTGCATCTGTCGGAGTGTAGCCACGGTCGGCGAAGAACTTGCGGGCCTCGGCCTCGGTGACCTGCCGGGGGTTGACGTACGTCTCCACGCGACCCGGTGCGGTAGATTGGAAGTCGGCCCCGCCTTGACCAATAAACTGACGCACCTCTGCGTCTGTCGGGGTATAACCGCGGTCGGTAAAGAACTTGCGGGCCTCAGCTTCTGTAACCTGCCGCGGGTTGACGTAAGTCTCGACACGTCCCGGCGCAGTAGACTGGAAGTCTGCACCGCCTTGGCCGACAAACTGCCGGACCTCGGCATCTGTCGGGGTATACCCCCGGTCAGTGAAGAACTTGCGAGCCTCGGCCTCGGTGACCTGCCGCGGATTGACGTAGGACGCGATCTGCGTCTTCGTCGTGGCGTCCGGCACGGGGCCTACGAACTGCTTCACTTCGGCGTCGGTAGGCGTGTAGCCTTGGTCGGCGAAGAACTTGCGGGCCTCGGCGTCCGATGTGGCCTGCGTATTCACCGTCTGGCGCAGGGCAAACAGTGCCTGCTCCTCATCCTTCTGGCCGACGTAAGCTGCAGCCTGCTCATCCGTTAGCGTGACGCCCTCGGCTGCGGCAGCGGCTTTGACCTCGGCGATGTCAAGGTAGCGCCGGTCCACGTAGTTCTCGACGTAGGTCGTAAGCCCAACGTCTGTCGAGTTGAGCAGTACGGTGAGCATCTCAGCGTCGGACACGCTGAAGTACGGATACTGCTCGAAGACCTGCTTAACCTTACCCGTACTAGTGTACTGATCGCTGACAGTGCTCAGAATGTTACGGCGGACAACGTCGTCGGTGATACCGAGATTCTGCAGCGCCGTGTTAGCCGCTGCGGGGTTGGTCTTGCCATTGGCGATGGCCTTACGCACATCGGCGTTGGTGCGGAGCATGGCATCTGCGACAGCGTGACCTGTGTACATACCGCCTGCCGTACCGGCACCAGCGATAGCGCCTAGAAGCGCGGCCTGCGCCACGTTACCAAGCACGTCGCGGTTGGGGTCGATCTGCTTGAGTGACGTCTCGACGTACAGGGTAGGTAGACCCTCCTCAAACGACTCCTGCACACCCTCGCGCCATGTAACCGCGGCACCTTCTGCGATCCTATCTCGTATGGCGTTGAAGGTCGTCGCCGCGTTACCCGTGCCGGTGCCGTTAAGCATGACGCGCTCAAAGCGGTTACCGTCGATGATACCCATGCTGGCCAGCGTGGTCAAACTACCGATCATGCCCGCAGTGATGGACAAGTCGCGGGCGTAAGTCTCCGCCTGTGCGGCAGTCATACCGCTGTTGACCGCGGTAGCGTAGGCGGTGTCGTAGGCGCTGTTAGCCGCGCCCCCGAAGGATTCGGCGAGATCGAGCACTGCGGCGGTGCCCAGCCCCACGCGCGCACCCATCTTCTTGGCTACGTCCTCCCCTGCGGCGGACAGGAGCCGCCGGGTGACCGAGCCGGTGCCACCGCTAGCAAGGAGAATCGGGAACTCTTGCAGGATTTCTTTGCCGATGACTTCCGCAGCGAACTGCACGGGAGCCTCGCGGATCGCCCCGAACACTGAGCCGATCTTCTCCCAGCCTTCGCCTTGGGCCATGACCCCGTTCATGCGGTCCACGGCCGCGCGCCACTCGGCCGTCTTTGTGTTCGCCCCTAGCGTAAGCATGTCGTTGGCGATGCGCGCACCCGGTGTAGTGCGCGGGTCAATACCTAGCGACAGCGACAGCGTAGTGTTAAACGTATCCAGCAGTTCGCCGCCCGCTTCGAGCGCGATACCCGCGGTGTTCTTGAACTCGTCGGACTGCACGGCGTCGAGCGTTTTCGCATAGGCAACCGCATTTCTGGAGAACTCGACGACCGCATTGCCGACGATGTTGCCTAGGATAGACGCACTCTGCCCCGTGAGTTGAGCGGCCTGCTCGATAAACTGCCCCGGTGCAGTGGTTCTAAGGTCGGCAAGAGTCTGCCCGGCGCGCGTACCTTCAAACCCGGCCAGCGGCGTTGTGCGCCAGCCAGTCACCCAGTTGCCCTTGAGGTCCTTGTAGGCGTACTGATACGCGCCGGTCGGTGTAGCCCCATCTGCCGGTGTAGACGTGCCGGATGGCCAACCTTTGAGTTGGACGTTGGGGTTGACCTTGTTGTAGACGGGGATCGAGTATTGCAGCACCATCTGCCCGAGCTCCGGGCTATAGACAGGCTTAGCGACCCCTAGAGTGTTCCAGTTAAGGAGACCGGTGTTAGGGTCGATGACGCGCACGGCCGCGCCTGCGGCTATCTCTTCAGGCGTTGCGTTGGCGCTTGCGATCCGGTCGATGGTATCGGTGCGGTCGAGGATGTTTCCCCCGAGGTCAGAGAACTTTTTCACCATCGCGTCGTAGTCGGCCTTGGTGAGCGATTCTCCGACGATACCCGCAGGGCGCCCTGCAAGCTTCAGCACGTCGTTGATAGCGGCGGTAATTACGGGGTCGGCGCCGACGCTTACCGCGTCCTCGTAGCTATCCAGCACCGCTCCGATGCGCGACTGCGTGCTGCGGTCGTTCTGCACCGCCGTCAGGTTGTCGTTGTACGTCTTCTTCAGGTTGTCGCCCAGCGTGGCGATAGGCGCGCTCTTGAGCTTCTGCAGCGTGTTATACTGCGTGTTGATCTGGTTGGTGAACGTACGCAGTTGCTCAGGCGTGAGGTCGCCCGGATCAATCCCCGCACGCGTGAACGCGCCGTCAAGGACGCGGCGCTGCCAGTCTTGGGTTTCGGCGGCGTACGCTTGCATGTTCGTCGGCAAGCCTTGGTCCTTGCCCGTACGCAGCCAGTGCAGGTACGCGTCGTCGCTGGACTTCAGCCCGGCAATCTGCCGGTACTCCGACTCGTTGAAGGTCGGGTCCATGAACTTGACAAAGGTCTTGTCGATCTCCGTGTAGAGCGGCGTGAGGTCAGAGTTCAGCCGGTCCGACGCCGTTTGCAGGCTTCCGAGCGTATTCTCATAAGCCGTTAGTTCAGAGTTGAACCGGGTCTGAAGCGTTCCAAGGTCTTTTTCGTACCGATCCAGCGACGGCTTCAGAGTGTTGGTGTAGTCGGCGTTGAACTTGGTGACGTAGTCGTTGTATGCGTTGACCGCGGCTACAAGCGCATCGCCGTTAGCCTGCGTCTCATTTGCTTGGAAGTTACTGAGCGCACGGTCATAGAGCGTCTTGAGCCGCTGCTCTTCCGCGACGCCGTTGTTGATCTTGTCGACGACGCCCGAGTAGGCCGCGTATGTGGAGTCATACGACGCACGCGTGCCGTCCAGCTTCTTTGCTGCAGCCTCGGCCTTCTGGTAATCGCCCGTGACCTTGTCGAGCGTATTGTTGAGCTTCGTACCCGCGCTGGTGCGGTCGAACCACCGCTGAAACTCTTGGGTGCCGTAGCTGTCGAAGGCGGACCGGATGGCAGCAGGTACGTCGCCCCCGCTAAACGCCACGGCCGCGGTACGCGCAACGCCGGACGCAAGCGCGCTAACTTGGTCCGGCGACATAGACGTGTTGCGCCCAATGAAGTCACCTACGACATCAGTAACAGCACGGCTGGTGAGCACCGCGTCCCAGACAATATCGGCGGTTATGGGGCGCCCTGACGCAGCGGCCGACACAGTGGACGCAAGCGTGCTGGTGATGACGTTCTGTGCGGCGGGGGGCAGGCTGGCAAACATGCCACCTGTTTGTTGGTTGATCCACCCGGCGGACGCGGAAACACCGGCGGATACGCCGCCCGATATGAACGCTTTAACAGGGTCCTGCCCCATGACGATAGCCGTGGCGGCCTTTGCGCTCCCGGCGGTGATAACCGTCTTGGCAAGCTCCGAGCTCGTGGCCTTGGCCACGGCGTCCCCGGCAACCTTACCAACTGTGGTCCCGACTTTGCCGCCAACATAAGAGATAGCCGTCGCTTTGAGCGCCTCACCGACGTCTCCGCCCCGAGCCAGTGTAGACGCGCCGTCGATCAGGGGGATAGCCCACGCGTTGCCAGTAACAACCGCGGTCATCTTGGCGATGGCTTCGATGGGGTTGTCGAAGACAGCCTTCACCGTGCGCCCAACGAACTTGCCGACGGGTTCGATGATGTTGTCTTCTACCCAGCCAGTGGCGCCGCTCTGGTGCGCGATGACAGTTGCAGCCGTCCCGATAAGCGCACCGGCAACAAGAGAGCCCGTGACCGCAGTGCCAACACCGACAGCAGCACCGAAGACTAGCAGTACTGCCATCAGGGCCTCCAGAACTGCGTGAGAGGCTGCTCACCTATGGTGATGTATCCGCGGTACCCGTCCGGGCCGTCGGTAACAGCAATCTCAGTGTCGGTGTTCTTGGTCTTGTTGTGCCAGTATTGGAACGCAGCTAGGTAGGATTTCGGGGTGAAGGTTGTCTGGTAGTACTTGATCTTCTTGTTCTGCAGGTAAGCTAGATAGGTCAGGCCGCTCTTGACGAAGTTCTGCGCCGTGTCTGCGTTGAGTGCGCGCCCGGCCATGATGTGAGGGCGCTCCTCCATAACGTGGCCGATAAAGACCGTGTTCCCGATCTGAACGTAGTCGGCGCTGGGGAGCGTCAGCTCCTCGGCAAGCCCGGCAGCGACAGCATACGCGGGGTACTCCGTGTTGTTGAACTCCTCCGCGGCGATCAGAAGAATCTCCGGGGCGCTTAGGAACCGATCTTTGCTGTCGACGACTGTAGGCACCTACGCGGCCTCCAGAAACTGTTCGAGCGACTCAGGCTCTTTGGTTTTGTGCTTGAGGACAAAGTCCCGCAGGTCGCCGAGCGTAGTAGTGGATATCTTGTCCACGGTAGCCCCTTCGGGGAGGCCAAACGCTTCTGCGAACGTCACCATGACAAGTACCATATCCAGACTGTCCAGTCCAATGTCAAATGGCACCTGCTCGTAGCTCGTGGCCGCACTCCCGCCGCGGACGCCAAGCGAGTTGTGTTTCAGGAGCGCGTTGAAGAGTTCGAGGAAGTCCATGCGCCCTCACAGGTTGCTGACGAAGCTCACCGCGACAATAGCCGACGGGATGCCGGGGTGCGGCGATGAGGGCGTCTGCGTGTTCAAACTCAGGTTAGTGTCGTCCGTCGCCCAGTACATCTCGATGTACTGCCCGGCAAGCAGGTCGATGGAGAAGTTCCAGAAGACCGCGTGGACGGAACTACCTTTGACAGTCTGCTCTTGGCCACCGTAGGACACATCGGTGCCGTTCTTGTTGATCCACGTGTAGATTACCGCGTCAGACCCGCTGGTGTGGTCAGTTTGCAGCGTGACCTGAAAGTTGTAGACGCCGTCCGCGGTCACAGTGATGCGCGTGTCGTTGGTGCCCCCAATGCTGACCCCGTTGCCGAGGTAGGTGTTCTCGAACTCCACCGGGTAGCCTGTGTTGGTAGCCGCAGCCGTCTGGTCGGTCGTGCTGTAGAACAACCCACGGGGCATGTAGAGGTACCTGCCACCATCGTCAGGGCTGAGAAGGGCGTTGAGCGTAGCTATCAGCCGGTTGAAGAACAACCGGAACACGTTGTTGCGCTGGTCCTCGTACGGTCGGTCGTACTGGAACGTCGCCTGCGGGATAGCGGGGGGCTCGGGGCGCTGCAGTTGGTTAGCCATCAGCGACGACCATCAGGCCGAATGTCGAGGCGAGGATTACCCAGCTGCCAGCGCACGCCCAGCGCCGTAGACTCAACCTTGATGGCGAGCTGTCGCCCACGTACCCGGACGTAGACCTGCCCGGTGAAGGCTTCGATAGGCACCGTCGTAGTGCGCGTAACGGTCGCAGCGTCTGTGCCGCCGACGGACGCGGGGGAGGTGTATCCCGACCCTGCGTTGACCATCGGGAGGAGCGTCATAGTCATGCTGGGAGAGGCTACGTCCGAGCCGTCAAACGTCACGTCTGGCAGCACACGCCACAGGAAGGAGAACTTGTCGCCGTTGTCGAGGTCGAACGGCGAGGACGAGATGAACGCATGGATAGCCGCCGGGGTGCCGGTGGTGTTGTCGTCGTTGCCCTCCTCGTGGTTGACGAGGTTGTTCTGGTAGGTGGCGGCCAGCGGGTAGTTACGCAGGCCCGAGTCCAGCCACGCGGTGCGCCCGAGCTCGCCGTAGTACCAGACGTTCTCCATGTAGTTGTAGACTACATACCGGTCATTTTCGGTGGAGCCGGCGGAGCAGTAGAACCACCACACTTCGTGGTATGCCTCGCTGGTCCCTGCAGTGACCTGTAGATACTGGGAGGTGTTCATGTTGTCGAAGACGAAGCGCCGCAGGTCAGACGGCAGCGGCTGCGCGCGACCGTCGTAGCGGTAGAACTTATCCTTACCCATCCAGTAGGCGACGCCGTTTGCGTACGCCACGGCGTTCTGCGACGCGATAGAGATGTTCTCGCCGACAAGCTGCGCGGCCCACACCCCAGCCCCTGCACCGACATATTGGAGCGAGTACAGGCTGGAGTCGGTCCACACGAGGACTTCCTGTCGAGACTGCGCCGCGGTCACGATCTCGGAACCCCGAGACAGCCGCAGGTCGCCCGCTTGGTTTGTCGCAGCCGGAGTCCAGTTAGCCGCGTCTTCTTGGTCCGACCAGCGGATTAACATCGGGTCCTGTGTACCACTACCAAGTTCGTTGCACCCGAACGCGAACACGAACCGGCTGATGTCAGACACGAGTATGTGGTTCTGCACCGTGGGTGTGTTTGACGCGCCTCCAAGCGCCGACAGCGCGATAGCGCGCGTAGCCAGCCCGCCAGTCGCATCCCAGTAGTATATCTGGCCGCCGCGCGGCCCGAAGACGAGGTCCTCACCAAAGTTAGCTTGGCTCCACAACCGCAGCGCGTCGGTGGAAGATGTGCCGACACCCCACGTGCCAGAGCCCCATGAGGACGAACCCCAGCCGGTCAACGGTACCGTGAACGCCGGGCCGACATTGATCTGATAGGCGGCGGTTACCGTGCCACCCCCCGTAGCCGTGCTCGACGCCGGGGTACCTGCGTCGATGGTATAGGTCGTGCCGCTGGAGTAGCTAATCTGGTACTCGCCGTTGAGCGTAAGGCCCCCTACGGCGGTAGCCCCGCTGAAGGTGACGAAGTCTCCGTCAATGTAGCCGCCAGCGGCGTCTGTAACGTCAACCAGCGGCGAGCCCGATGTGGTCGAGAACGGGTCGACTAGCGTCTCGGTGTCCCGCAGGGGGGTGATGTCGTAGTAGGAGCCCCCCTGATTCAGGTAGAACTTGAGGTTAGTGCCGACACCAATGAGATTCTGCGAGCCGAGGGTAACCCAATTCCATAGCGATCTGCACACGCCGAGGTATGTGTCCGCGGATATACGCGTCCAGCCCCCGATCTTTTCGGGGGAGCCCTGACGGAACCGAATCTTGTCGCACTCGTACCAGCGGCCTTCGTTGGTGTACCGCGTGTTCTCGCGGTTGACTCCGGGCGCTAGGCGTACCTTCTGCAGCGGCATGGCTTACCTCAATTAACGGCCCCCAGCATGGGCGGGAGGGCGGTAACCTGCACGGTAGCGTTGCGCCGTAGCTCAAGGTCTGCGCCGCAGGCAGCACACTTTGCAGCGGCTAGCTCCTCAGCGGCGAGGTCGTAGCCACAGCTACTACAAACGATGTCTACCGTGTGCGTAGGCTGCACCGTGCCGTCTTCGGCGATGTCAGGCTTGTGGGCGATACGCATGTGCACTCCTCTGATGCCGGGGTTATTGGGCGCAGCCTACATCAAGTTGTGCGATCAGGTAAGCACCGGTCATCACCGATTTTGGCCCGCCATCTTCATAGAGCGCCCCGGCGTGGGCCGTGCGACTGTCCTTGGTTGCGTCGCAGATAGCGTTACTGCTTTGAACGGTCGTGCAACCAACCGCGAGCGACGTCCACACTGCTAGGGCGATCCACTTCGTCGATCCGCTTCCGAGTGTCCACATAGCTTTCGGCCTCCTTGCGCTTGGCGTCAGCCTGAGCCGATTTTCTGCCACCAAACCATGTTGCTGCTAGAGCCATGACGAAAACGCCAACCGCCGTAGCCCACAGCTGGAGGCGCAACATCATCTGACACCTTCCGCGAACTTCTTGATCCGCTCGCGCATGACCCATGCTGCAGCGAGAATGACGATGCCCGCAAAGATCAGCGCGACGAGCTGCGCCGTCCCGTCAAGCGCGCCGACCGCAGCGATGCCAGCACCTGCACCCGAAGCAATCTGCACTGCCGACGCCTGCACTGTCGTGGACTGCGCTACGCTCTCTCTGGGCACATCCGGCGCGGGGGGCCGCGGCTCATCATAGTCTTTCAGGAACAGGGCAACTTCCGCCTCACGGCGGCGCACAAGGCCACGCAGAACCTTCCCACCCGCTTTGTTGAACCACGCCATCGCCTCGGCGCAGCCCATCATGTCTCCAGCGTTCCACCGCTTGAGAGCCGTGGACTTCGCGAAGGCCGGCACACCGATGTTGTATGCCAGCGAGACAAATGCGCCGAACTGATGCGGGTTCGGTTGCTGCTTGAGAAGGGGTAGGACTTCCGCGGCAAACGTCTCAAGGCCGAGGGTCAGCATCTCCTCGGCCTGCTTCTTCGTCCACTTGTCACCCATCTTCACGCCGGGGCCATAGCCCGCACGGTTCGTGTAGCCATAGCCGATGGTGACAACGCCAGCAGGGTCGAAGTAGGCATCAAGCCGCAGGCCCTCGAACTCCTTGACGAGATCAATCGCTTCTTGGGGTAGCTTCATTTTCTCAACGCCTGCTCTATGCTGTCCAGCTTCGCAAAGACCGCCTTGAAGTTTTCGCGCATCTCCTTGAACTCGCGGTCATGCGCGGTCTTCTGCTCGGACATGGTTGCACGGATGACAGCGATCTCGGTCTCGTGCCGCTGCTGCCTGTTGAACATGAAGATCACGAAGCCGGTAACCGGCGCGACGATCCACTTCATTACCGTATCGAGTAGTTCCATGCCCGGCCTCATGTGGCTGTAACGCGTTCTATGTCGTCCTCAACACATTCGAGGCCGTACTGGATTTCGACTACCCGCAGAATCTCGTCGAACGGGTTAGCGAGACAATGCCACGAACCGCAGTCGATTTCCACAGCATCATGCTGAGATAACACAGCGATGTCACCGTCAAGGCAAACTACCGCCCGTCCCTCCGCGATGTGCCAATGCTCCGAGCGGTAGCGATGCCGCTGCATACTCAGTTTCTGCCCCGGCTCCACGACGAGTTCCTTGACCTTCACGCCCGGTGCCTCATGCAGCACGCGGTAATGGCCCCATAGCTTCTCGACAGTCGGAGCCTGCCACTCGCGCAGTATCCACGACGACGAGTTCTGCTTGTCCTCACCGCCGACGCCGAAGACGAAGGTGACGCCCTTGGCTGTCATCTCGGGGATGTTGTCGCGCGTCCTGTCACCCCCGTTGGCGAAGATCAGCTTGTCCTCTGGATACATCTCACGGACCGCATCAATCAACCGCAGGGCGGTGCCATCCTTGTCGTCAAACGAAATAGCCGCATCGACGCAGCCCAGCGCACGGATAATCGACAGCCGCTCTTGCAGGGGCATGAAGGCGCGACCCTTCTTGCAGATCAGCCACCCATCTGAATTGACGCCAACCACCAGCCTGTCGCCCAGCTTCGCAGCCGCCGTGAGATAGGCGATGTGGCCGCTGTGCAGAGGATCGAAGCCGCCGCTGACGATCACCGTTCTAGGCATACGATTTCTCCTCGATCAGTGTAGACCTGCTCGCGACATTGATTCGCCGTTTGATGTCAGCACGCTTGTCGTTTGTGATGTAGACCGAGCGCGCTAGCGCGATAAACTCGTCGTCGAACTCCTGCCGCTTTTCCTTCACCCTGATCCGATCTTCGATCTCCCACAGTTGGGTGTTGACAGCCTTTAGCTCCGCCTCCAGCTCCGCGTGCCGAGAGTAGCGGGCTACCTCCGAGAGATAGCCCAGCTCTTTCTTTACGTTCGCCAGCTTGCTCGCGTCGGTGATGCGCTCGGACTTGATCTGCAAGATGCTGATCTTGTCGAGAACCTCACCGACGCTAACAGGGACCTCAAGCATGGGCAGCGATGGCGT